GTTTCCCAGTCACGATCCACGTTAGCACCCCGCAAGTCAGCATTCCGCAAGTCAGCATTCCGCAAGTTAGCACCCTGCAAGTTAGCACCCCACAAGTTAGCACCCCACAAGTTAGCACCCCACAAGTCAGCACCCCGCAAGTCAGCATTCCGCAAGTCAGCATTCCGCAAGTTAGCACCCTGCAAGTTAGCACCCCGCAAGTTAGCACCCCACAAGTTAGCACCCCACAAGTTAGCACCCCACAAGTCAGCACCCCGCAAGTCAGCATTCCGCAAGTCAGCACGCTTGCCGCCTTCATTATTTAGCCATTTTTTATGATCTTTTAAAATTACATTTAACTCTTCTTTCGTAAAAGTTTTCATTTAATCAACCTTTATTTTTACAGTTATTCCAAGAAATTTAGTGCAAATTATTTTAATATTGGTTACTTTAGCAGACCCGCAGCAGTTCCAGCTTATTACTCTCTTAACTTTTACAGTCCTTGTAATCATGCGAATCTCCTTATATATATTTTTTTGCTAGAATAGCTACTACCAATGTCCATGCTGCGCCAGATGCTGAAATTATCATTAACATTTCTAAGTAGCCCATGATTTTTCCTTTTTTGTTTGCGCCTCTATTGATATTAAATATACGTCATGATGGGTTATTGGTAAAGTTAAAGTTTAATTAATTTCAGACATAAAAAAGCCCCGAAGGGCTTGTCGCTAAAAAGGCACTGAGTCGTCAAAATCATCACCACCTTGCGGCTTAGGCGCTGGCGTATCGCTATTGCTCTGAAACCCGCCACTATCCTGCTGCCCTTTGCTGTCTAGCATCTGCATCTGATTAGCGATTATCTCAGTTGTGTAGCGATCCTGTCCATCTTTCTCCCACTTACGAGTTTGAAGTTTGCCTTCCAGATAAACTTTTGAACCTTTCTTTAAATACTGTCCAGCTATTTCTGCTAGTTTTCCGAATATGCACGCGCGGTGCCATTCAGTCAATTCTTTTTTCTCACCAGTATTTTTATCTTTCCACTTCTCGCTAGTAGCAACACTGAAATTAACTACAGCATTACCATTATTCATGAATTTTAATTCTGGATCTTGACCAAGAGTTCCAACAATTATTACTTTATTTACGCCATTCATTATTTATCTCCTTTATAAGGCTCAACAGGTCCTAAGTATGAATAGATATCTTGCGCTTCATCAATAGAGATTTCTTTGTCATCACCAACTTTAAAAACACTGTCTCGCCACATCCAAATCAAAGTTACATGTTCAGGAACCAAATTCTTAAGCTTTACCCAATGATAACCAGGCCCCATTGTCTCAAAGCTGCTGTTCGGAATCACTCTTACTCTGTAATCATAATCAGATAAAAACATTGGCTCATCACATGGCAGCCAACCAGCCTCATCACAATACTTGACTTCAACCTCAGCCCCATCCAGCCAAGCATCAAACACCGTTTTATGCTTTTTAATTCCTTCTTTGTCCATTATATCCCGCTCTTCAGTTCTGTATAAATTTTAACGCCCTTTAAGTCACACACTACTTCACCAGCTCTATCATATTCAACCAGTTCTCCATAAAGCGTTTCGCATTTCATTTTAGATGCAAGATACTTTGATTCATCATTATAGTTTACGGTAATCATTGCAAAACAACTTGCCGAAAACCCAACCATCAAGCCTGTAACAAATCCATCCATAATTCAATCCTCTATTATTTATTTGATTAAAACTTATCCTCAATATCCTCTTTAGATTCTGGCGGCACTTCTGTTATTTTCCCGCCATTCTCTATAAATTCTTTTATTTTTTCATCAATCTCTGCTTGCTGTCTTCGCTTTATTTCATAAGACTCATTTTGCTCAAACATTATTCCACCATTCTTTCACGTCAAAATTCGGACAGGTTTTTTTAGGATCTAAATCGCAATGACCTACTATTTCAGCGTCAGGGTATCTAATTATCCATGCTTTTAGCACCCATATTAAAGTTGAGTACTGATCAGGCGTAAAGTCATTTCTACCAATCAAGCAAACTCCAAGACTTTTCTTGTTGTAGCCTCTAACATGCGCCCCTGTCCAATATTCAGGTCTACCATCTTCAACAGAGCCGTCTCTGTTAATTATTCGATGATAACCAATTCCAGACCAGCCCCTGTCTTTGTGCCACTGGTGTATCTCGGCTGCTGTAACGCCTCTGTCGTCGGGCGTGTATGAGCAATGAACAACTAAATAATCTACTTTCATGTCATCCTCCCAATAGTTCTAATTGAATCCATTATTCTATCTCCGTCAGATTTTGATTCCTCGACAATAACTCGACCAGAGGCAATGTTTAGTTTGTCGCTAGAGTTTAATGATTTGTTTACTTCTTGCTGAACATAAGCTTCTAACTGAGCGCATTTTGCAATTTCCCACTTAGATTTGCATATAGAGCTTTCGATAAAACATAATTCTAACGGAGTGTAAGCGGCTATTCCTTGGCTAACAAATACACAAAGACCTGCATCTCCATCATTTTTGATAGTATATAATTTGTGCTTTGTGTAATATCTATTTCCGCCATCATCAACACATCTAATAACATCGCCTTCTTGCAATTTAAACATTATTTATCCTCCTTAATCATCTTGCATCTACCGTACGCGCAATTAAGAACGCTTAACGCATCCGATAAATCTAAATTACAATGATCGCCTTTTTCTAAAAAATCCAGCATTAGACCTCTAATACTGGCAGGTACATAACTATAAACCTTTGCATCTAAACCGATCGCCATTAGATATGTATTTGTTATTGTCACCACGTCCTCAATTTTAAAGCAGTGAATTATTAATTTATTAACTTCTTGGGGATTAATTTGCATATTGCACGCCCTTTAATTGTTAAAATACCAAATATTAGTTGCCATTAATTCCAGCGCGCACCTACCAAATACAAAGCCTGGGTCAATTTGTGAAGCTATTGCAACCTCTATAGAGCTAATACTTTCAAACTGGCAATAGTCCAGAGCGTCAAATTCAAATGTTTTTTCTATATCCTCTTCATCTGTGTACATGACTGCGCTTAGCTTAAATATATTATTTGGTGATTCCATCCTTCTGCTCCTGCTGTGTTGTTTGTCTTGTTGATTTAACTATACGTCATGATGGGTTAGTTGGCAAGTGAAGGATATGTTAAGCCCCGCAAAGGGGGCTAGCCAGACAGGTAATCTATCATTAATACAATAGCTGTAACTATGAGTAATATCCCAATCAAGCTAAGCATTTTTAATCTCTTTTAGTCTGTTTGAGTAATGAACTCTGATCTCATTTTTAGCCTTTTCTCCAAGGGTTTTGCACGTTTCATCCAGCTCTGCTAGATCTTCTATAGTGCGAGACGATCTAATCGCTACCAGCAAATTATTAAATATATCCTCTTCTGTAGGGCCGTCATCGACTAACTCGGCAACAGGTTCTTGCTCAGTCTCTCCAGCCTCTTCCTCATCACTAATCAAACTGAGCACTTCTTCTCGCCTAGTTTCGTGTACTACAGTCGATTGCTTTTGTGGTGTAATATCCTTCTCTTCAATATCTTCCTGCTCTTCTCTTACGGAGATACCTATTAGTAGGTCTGGGAATGCATCTCTTAAACAAAACGACCTTGCTCGCATCTGGGCCATGCGCTCAGGATATTGAGACCAAGGGCCCTGCTTATTGAGCAACCCTGCTTTTTTTGCGTCATCAAAACTAAAAGTCCTTACCACTTCCTCGCTATCACCGCGCCGTTTAGCAATACATGTAGCTGTTTTTGTTTGATCGTCCCAGCGCTCTCTAACGTATTCGCAAAGACTTGACCCCTTACATATCCCAAGCACGGCATCACCCCATAGCGAAGGCTTGCCGTTAATTACTGAGATATTTTGCAGCGCTTGAGTTGGAGGCAGTCCAAGCTCTACACCCATTTGAACAGCTAGTAATACATTGCCAGGGTTATTTCTAAAATCCTTCGGAACCATGCCTGATTTAGCTATAATGCCGGCATAATGCATTGCCTCCTGAAGGCTTTGAGGAGCTAATGAAAATACGTTTTGACTTTTTGTGATTTGATTATCCATAGTTTGCCTTAAATTTTAAAAGTTCGCTTTTCTGACTGGACTAAATACTGCTTATATAGATCAGGGTAATCTTTTTTGAAATTAGATGTTGAAAATCTATTTTGTTTACTGCTTTTCCAGCTGGCTAATTTATTGTTTTGATCGTCGAGCACGATTGAATGATCGCCCATAGCGCTTTTAATATCAACTATCATTTTCTCCTTTTTTTCTTTTAGATTATTTATCTCGCCTTGTATCGAATTTAATTCGCTTAGCTTTTCGATTAGATGGCTATCAGCAGTAATCGAATTACCATTATCATTAAAGCAATTATTACTTATATCTATAGCTTTAGGCTCAGGCATTAAATTATCTATTACATTATCAAACCAAAATTTTGTAGCCTTTTTTAACATTATTTGTTGTATTTTTTCATCAGGCTCAACCAAGAATTGCCGGTATTTATTACCGCCTTGCAATAATGCAACATGACATTTCCTAGCCTTGGTGATCATTAGATACCACTGGCATTGCGCATAATAGGAGTGAGGTACCTCGTCGGACTGGTCATCACCCCACTCTTTTGAGTACGCACTGGTTGTTTTGCATTCGAGTATATCGCCCCATTCATCTATATTTCTGTCCACATTTGCAGTAGCCCATGGATGACTAGCCAATGAAAGGTGATCGCTCGGCACCTGCAACGATACCCCATTTCTTTTAGCGAACTCACCGGCAACAACGCTTTCTAGCACATTACCCCAGTATGCGGGCTCTGATTGCTCCTCTGATCCACATATGCCTCGCTTTTCCTCCCATAACTGTATCATTCCTTTATATTTATTAAGTCCTAGGATAGAGCCTATGTCTGATCCTCCTATGCCTAACCTTCTATTAAAATGCCATCTATCATTATCGCTCATTAGTTCTGGCTTGTGAGTTTCTATCAGCTCATTCACATAATTGTTATGTTTGTCGATCAAGTTTTTATCCATATTTTCCTTCCTTTTTTGCTTGCCCTTCGTCATGACTCAAAGTATACTAAATTCAACTTCAGAAAGAAAGTAGAAAAGAAAGGAGATGAAAATGGATAAAGATGATATTGTCTCAGCATTAATAGTTGCTGGGGTCGTCTTAATTATCGCGACTGTTTTGGTTAGTATATTTGGTGCAAGCGAATTTATAAACGAAGAGCTTATAGTAAACTCAGCAGCAAAATGCAAATCTATTAATGGGGACCTGCACTCATTCAATCTTGATGGCGGTGTAAAATGCATAATTAACGAGACAATAGTGAGGGTTGAAATATGAGCAAAATAATCAAAGTAAAAACTCAAAACGTTCCAGCAAAGCAGCGACCAAGATTAACTAATAATAAAGAATATGAAGCAAGACATATAGCCAGGGACTTGTTCCTAATAACCGACAACAAAGGCGATAACATGACTATAACAATGCCTATATTTGGTCGTGGCTGTCATCATATCAACTATAGAAAATGGAGTGAGGTTAAATGAAAAATAACCCATGGCGCAAAATTATCAAAACTAAACCAGAGCCTAACAGGGCTGTAGAAGTCAGAGATAATAAAACTGGAATTAAATTTAAATGCATTATCGAAGACTCTCACGGCGTTTTATGCTCAGAACTAATTAATGAAACATCAGAATGGAGATATGCAGATGAATAACCCATGGCGCAATTTTTCGGATGAATTACCTAAGGATAATCAGTTTGTTGAAATTAATTTCACGGATTCTCTAGGGGAAAGCGAGGGTTATTACAGATTAAAAGATGACTGTGTTTTTTGCCAATACTCTGAGAGAGCCATTTTAAATCGAAATGGAATTCTTAGTTATAAATGGAGAATGGTTGAATGAAAAATCCTTTTATTAAATTTAAAGACAAACTTCCTGTCGAAGAGGAAATTTTAGAGCTAAAAGATTGGATTGATTCAGTTGAGGACGGCCCCAGCTATTATTTAAATCAGGAAGGTCTTTATACTCCTGAAGGGTTTATCTCGGAAGAAGAGTTAAGAGAGAGCCATGAGGAATGGCGTTACCATCAAGACGACTGGTTATTTCCAGAAGAGGTGACTGGTGAGGAGGATGCGGACTACTGGCTGTTCTACCATCCTACAGGCAAAACGTGGGCGCATGTGCATGATAAGGATTTCATAGAGGAGTATGGGAGCATCGTGGACTACCTGATACTAAAACCGTTCGGCATAGTAGCTGTTAGACCTATGAAATTCCAACAACCACCTAAATGGATGATTGAGAAATATCACGATAGTGGAGATTGAAATGAAAATTTATTATTCAAACCCTGAAATTGATTGTGATTGGTTCTACTCAGAGCAAAAATTGATAAGTGATATCATAACTGATTCAGAGCCTGATGAGCTAAAGCCAGGAGATGAGATTTATTATTTCTCAGCAGAAGCCAAATATAAAAAGCACTCAGATTTTTTGCCAGAGATAATTGAAGGCATGCAGCTTGATGCTTGGGATAACTTTCCAGAGGATTGTGCTCAAGATTACTCGGACTTAATCGGCGGCTATGATTCCGAGCTTCAAACTCTTTTAGAGGAAGTTATTGATGATTATTTTGATAAAAAAGGTATTAAGTGTAGTTTGTTCGAAGTGGTGAATGTGAAAGAAATAACCCACACATTAACTGAAGATGATTTTAAATCGTAGGAGGTTTGATTATGGTTTGCGATGATTTTTTAAAAGGTCATGCAGAGGGAAGATTAGGTGTTGGTTGCGGCCTATCTGCCGGAGATGCCCTTCGTTATGCACCCAACCCGAATAATAATGAATCACGCCCAACAACAATAGCAAAAAGTGAAAATCCATTGCAAGACCAGCAAGGGGGTGACCATTACAAAATACAAAAAATACAGCCAGTTCAATATATCCATGCTAATGGATTAGGATTTATAGAGGGTAATATAGTTAAATATATAACCAGGCACAGGCTAAAGAATGGTATAGAAGACTTAAGGAAGATAGCTCATTATGTTGAATTATTAGCAGAGCTGGAATATAACGAGAAGATATAGTGTTGACAGTTTATATATTGAGCTGTATTATCAAATACAAGTTTTCCCTCCTAGCCTCCTGATTGCCCGAGCCTCACATCGGGCTTTTTTTTGCTCTGAATTATTTATATTCTACTTTTGTTCTGGTATGATTCTAAAAAAGGAGATTAGTTATGAACGATATAGATTATGACAAATGTTTTAGCTGTAACAAAGAGTTTAGGATTGATGAGTGGACTAAAGGGGTACAACTAAGAGAAGGCGATAGTGTTGAATGGTTAGGGTTTTATTGCGAGAACTGCAATGATAAGCAGTGGAATTTTAAATCAAAAAAAGAACTTGAGGAGTATAAAAATGAAAAAAACAGTTAATGTAATTTTGGAGTTTGTAAGAAATAAGCCAAGAAAACGCTCAGAGATAACGACCAGGATTAAAAATCATTCAGCAGAGGATAGAAGGGAGGCTATTTGCTATGTGATTAACAACAAGCTGGTTAAGCCGAAGGTTAGCAAGCAGCTTATAGGTCGTAGATCGGTCGTGTTTAACATAACCGAAAAAGGAATGAAGGAACTAGATAGTTACAACGAGATTGATGATAAGACAGTTTGGAAAATATAATAAGAATTAAGCCCTTCCTACCCTCACGCATTGAGGGTTTTTCTCAATATCAACAAGTCTACAACCAATCCATAATTTATTTTATTTGCTAGATTTTATCAGCCGTAATCATTTATTGGTGTTGACTAGCACTAAATGGTGCCATACACTAACACTACCAATAAAGAGAGATTAGCAGGTGATATTATGAGCAAAGTAAGAAAAAACGTTTATCTAGATGAAAACATCTTATCTGTGTTAATGGAAGAGGCTGATTACCACAAAAGAAGTTTTACTGGTCATCTAAATGCGGTGCTAGATGAATACATGAAATGGAAATATATGCAGAACCAGAAAATTATTGACGAGCATGAATGTAAGAAATCAGGGTTCGGCAAATACTCTTTTGATGACTTCATCAATAACAAACAAGGCAAATAATATAAAAAAAATCTATGGAGCTGATCAATGAAGACGTTCGGTATTGCTAATTGGGAGCAAAAGCAGCATTACAGGGACAGAATGCCACCCTGGATAAAGCTCTACAACAGTCTTTTAGATGACTATGAGTTCTCATGCTTGCAAGATGCTAGCAAGTTGCACCTGGTTTTGATTTGGTTGTTAGCAAGTCGCAACAACAACTCACTTCCTTATGATTGTAAGTGGATAAAATCAAGGATTGGTGTTGATAGTGATGTCGATCTAAATGAGCTGCTAGACAAAGGTTTCATTTACATTGACACCAGTAATGACAACGGTCTCCAGTTAATGGAGCAAGATGCTAGCAAGGCGCTATCAAAGTGCGAGCAAGATGCTTGTCTAGAGGAGAGGAGAGGAGAGACAGAGAGAGAGACAGAGCAGAGTTTAAAACCGATCAAAAAATCAGTTGATAAGAAACGTAAAAGATTTGATTCTAGCCCTGCCAACTTTGAGCAATGGAATTGGCCATCAGAGCCTGATCACGAACTGTTTGATGACTGGATAGCTATGAGGCGCAAAGTCAAGGCAACGATCTCAGAGAGGTCATTCAAGGCTATTGGGAAGGAGTTGACTAAAGCTGTTGGGCTTGGGTTTTCAGTTGATCAATGCTTAGCAGAGGCTGAGATTAGATCGTGGAAAGGGTTTAAGGCTGAGTGGATGGCTAATTCAGTGAGTAGTGGCCAAGCCGGTCATGGATTAACTGACGAATTTTTATCATCACTGAGTAGAGGGTTTAACCTGTTTTTTGAGGAGAATGGAATTAACTCTAGATGGGAAGGGATGCCGCCAGGTATCACGGCAAATATTAAATCTATCATTGACGGATACCCTGACAGGGAGTTCGATAAACTAGATACGTGGAATAGGCTGCTAGATCATATATCTAAATCAGACTGGTTGATGGGTAGAACTGCAAATCCGTTTACCTTATCAATTTCATGGCTAACCAAACCTGATAACTTCTTTAAAATAATAAACGGGGAGTACCATAGCAATAAAAGTTAGCCTTAGATCTAACTGAGAGCTTATCTGAGAGCGATTCACACCTAAACCTAGGCATACCTACCAGGTACATATAAAAAGCAGCTTAAAACGAATCTGAGGGGCTATATGGAATATTTCGATGACGCTAACTACCTTGAGAACTTTTCTAGCATTAACGCTGAGCACTCTGTGATTGGCGCAATGCTAATAGATCCTGGCTGTTACAGCATGTTTAGCTGGCTGACTGCAAGCATGTTCTATTACGGACAGAATGCAGGGTTAGCAGAGATAATCATTAGGCTGATTAACGACAACAGCTACATAGATCCTGTGATTATATCTGACGAATATAAGACAAAACATAATGAAAATTTATTACCATATTTGACAGAGATTGTACAAAACGTACCAGGCTCAGCAGGTGCTACCAATTACGCTGAGATAGTTAGAGATAAGTGGCTTAGACGTGAGCTTGTGCTTGCCTCTAACAACATTAGGCAGAATGTATTATCTAGTTCTGACAAAAACATAAACGACCTAATAGATGAGTCTCAGAAGTCAGTATGCAACATTGGCAACATTGAAACTGATGATGAATCAGAGAATGTTATTGATGTGCTGAACCAGTTTGTTGATGAGCTGGAGAGGCGTTTTAACAGTGACGGTGAGATACAAGGATTGAGTTCTGGGTTTGCTGACCTTGATGACCTATGGCAAGGGCTGAGGCCAGGCAGTATGAATGTAATTGCAGGCAGGCCGAAAATGGGTAAGACAACGCTTGCAATGAACATTGCAGAGTCTGCAGCATTCAAGCAAAACAAGAATGTATTGGTAGCAAGTCTAGAAATGTCCAAGGTAGAGTTAATGGAAAGAATGGTTGCAAGCCTTGGATCTATTGACCTGTCTCGTTTAATTTCGGGAAAACTGCAAGAAGATGATTGGCCTAAAGTAGTGGCTGCTTCAAGCATAATGAAACAAAATGAGAATAATTTACATATTGTTAACAAGCCTGGTTTGCATATTAACCAACTAAAAAGTATTTGCCGTAGACATAAGCTGAAGCATGGCGCGCTTGATCTAGTTGTTGTTGATTACTTGCAGCTAATGAAGATTGATAGGAAGAGTGAGCACTCCTCTATTGGCGAAATAACCAGAGAATTTAAGGCGCTAATGGGTGAGCTAGGTTGCCCTGGCATAATGCTGTCTCAGCTAAACAGAGAGTGTGAGAAACGCCCTAACAAACGGCCTACACCTTCTGATCTAAGGGCGTCTGGATCGATCGAAGAAGATGCTGACATGGTTGTGTTTGTATACAGAGATGAGGTTTATAACGAAGATACAGCTAATAAAGGGATTGGTGAAGCCATTACAGCACTAAACAGGAAGGGTAAGGCTGGTACTGCTCATCTGGCATTTCAGGGTCAGCACTCTAGGTTTACAAGCCTATCATTTGATGCAATACAGGCTGTTAAGGATAACGAGGAGTCGCAACGCAAGAGTAATGAAAAAAAGAGCAGGAATTTCTTTTAACTTTCACTTGAGAATACTACCATCATGACGCATAATTAATTTCAACAGGGCGGCAACTACAAACAAAACAAGGGGGCGATATGGAATATTCAGAGTTGACAATATTTTTAGTATCTGTTTCGGCTGGCTATTTTGTTAGTGATTTTTTTTATAAAGTTTATTTTTTGTTAAAAAAATAATGGATGATTAAATCATGAAACTAAAAAACTGTAAAGTCGGGATGACGGTTAGGGTTAAGAGTTTAGAGGAGGTTCAAGATGAGAGTTTTTGGTCTGCTAGCGATAATTATTTATGTGATAAAGAAGTCGTTATATATTACGTATATGGCCAACCTTGTGATTTTCCGGTCGATGTACAGTTTGGGTCGCAATATTTCAGCCTTAGTCACAAGGCATTAAGAAAAATAAATAATCTGGAGGAGGCGTTTAATAAACATAAAGACATTCCTATGAATAAGCCGGCAATAGATACTTGTCTTCAAAAACAAAAAATATTATCAAAGCGCTTAAACGAAGTTACGGAAGAAGAGTGGGATAAGCTTAAAAAATTGTGAGGTGGCTACATGAGCGAATATAAATCATTTAAAGAGCAGTTGCCGAATGATAATGATCTAGTAAAGCTAGAGGGTTTTGATGAGCTTTATAGATTCAGATATGCAAGTAATGGATTTGATTATTATGCCTGGGAGCCAGGCTCATGGTTCACGAAAAACAACCTAGATGAGATGAGGTGGAAGTGATGGAAATAAACACAATGCACCTAGGGAAATCGCAAATGAAGATAATAAAAGTCTTGGATCGGTTTATGGCGGCTTACAGGATGTCCAAAAATGATAGGAGAAATCCAGAGAGTATCTCGCTAGACAGAAGGGATTATGCGGACATGGAGAAAACGTTGAGTGCTAAGAAATGCACACCGCCTTATACATATAAAGGCGTCAGGATTGAGCCTAGGGATTTGGATAATGATTAATTTAATAAAAAATATGGTGATTTCAATGAAAAAGACATTTGCCTTCATATTCCTTAATGTAGTTTTTCATACGCTATGGTTTGGGTTGATCAATCTATATGAAATGAATGTTACAGCTCAGTTTGTATTGCTTGCGACACTTTTTACCCTTGTTTTGAGTGGAATCATGGTTATGATTGAATGCTCTGTCTTTGATGCCTAGGATGCGTGATGATTAAAAGATTAATGAAAAGATTTATTAAATGGTATTTTTACGAAATTATTAATAAATCTAAATGCTTTGATGATGAGCTGCCAGAGAATGACTCGGTAGTATGGATAAAAGAGGAGGATGGGTTCTACTTGTTTTCAAGAGAATATAACTACTACTACGCCTATCGGCCTGATCATATGATAAGCGCTGCAGGGTTGAAGGGTAAGCATTGGTGCTGATAGGAGATAATTATGAGTTTTTGTGATGAAATGGCTTCTAGAGCTAAGAATATAACTATTGAAGAAGGGGTTAGTTATTTAATAGGAGAAATAGAGGAGCTTATTCGTAGTAGAGCATTTACTGGGGCGAGCTATATACGTCTAGAACCAGAATATTTTGATGGAATTAATGAGGAAATTTTTACTGGCGTTCTTAATGATCTAATGCTTCCACCTTACAACCTTAAAGTTAAGACGTGGTTTTCATCTGATGTCTGCGGCATGATAACAATCATAAGATGGGCTGATTAGGTGATAATCTATATTGAAATATTTTGATACAGGTTTGAGGAGAAAATATTATGGGAATTGACTGTGGTGCTGCATTAGTAGTTGGTTTGCCGTTAGAAGAGGTTGAGGATACTAAGCTATACAAGAGTTGGAAAAATCCGAATGCTTTTACACGGCGCTAGAGGAGAGTGGTTTTTCTTCATATTCATATTACTACGACACTCAGGATAAAAAGGTTATAGGTATTGGGTTTGAGACTATATATGAGGCATACGAGGAAATAGATATACCTAATGCTGATTGTATAAAGGAGCTTTCTAATGTTTTTGAGAAGGCGTTCGGGAAGAAGCCTAAGCTGATTTTGACTGCCTGGGTTACTTGAGGGGTGAGAAGTGTAAGATGTTGTGACACTTTTGGTGGATCATGATTCAAAGGTATCACTATTTGATACTTGCAGTATCTGAGTATTAATAGTTGATACTTTTGATCTGTATTGAAACGATCGGTCAAATATAGATATAATCCCCTTGAATTTAATAACCAAATGACAAGGGGTTGGTCATGCCTAAAAGAATGAAATCATCTAAGAAGCCTGTAAAGGTTGCCGCAGCTGGTAATGGGCTTAAATCAACTAAACGAAAGAAACCTAAAAAGAAAATGTCATGAATGTAATACTAACAGCAATAATATTATTATCAGTTGAGCAGCTCTGCTTTTATTGGGGCTCAGCATTTATAGAGCTAGACATGTTTAATCTGTATACAAATATGCTGACGTTTTTAATTGTAGATATGCTGACAATTAGGCTGATTTATATAACACATGTTCCGAATCTAACTAAGTGGATACATCTACTACTAGTAGCTTCGATCATTAATCATGTGTGCGGTGCTGTTAGCTGGGTGACATATAACGACGCTGGTCTTGCAATGTACGACAATGCCAAGACTGTAATATTCAATCTAGAACTGTTGGCGTTTATGTGCTATGGAATTTATCGCGGCGGTAAAAGAATTCGCGCCCTGGCTGCTACCCGTCGGACTGATGGCGCATCTAACATTTAAGGCAGTTGTAGAGTTTGTTAAGTTGTGGAAAGAATCAGATGTTTCAGAGTATGAGGAATAACAAATGACAGCTAAGAGCAACGCTATGACTGGTTTAATAGGAACTGGAATGGCGGCTGCTCCTTCTGTTGTTGATAAACCGTTTTATGAGTCAGATTTGTGGCTATCAGCAGTCGCAATAATGGGAATGGTAGTGCTAGTGTTAACAGCGATTAACGCCATTGTCAGCTTAAAGAAGCAGTTAAAGAAGCGAGGTAAGTAGTATGCCAGCAGGCGCTCAGAATCAAAAAGCGAACAAGATCCGTAAGATTAGGCAGGATGAACTTAGAGCCAAGTTAGCTGCTCAGGGTCATTTGCAGCATGTTATCAAGATTGCTGAAGAGCTTCGTGATAACCGTGGAGAGATGGATGACTCTGTTATTAAGTCTAAGAAACATGCAGCGGATATTCATCTAAAACTGATTAATAAATACTTGCCTGATCTGAAACAGGTCGAGCAGCAGGTATCGCACAGTGTTGGTGAGGGTGTCTCATTTAACATGGTGTTTACTGCTGATGAAAGCAATTAATTATCAGGCGTCCAGGACGGGCGCTAAATTTCATGCATCTAATAAAGTTGTTCGTGGATTTCTTGGGCCTGTAGGTAATGGCAAGAGTGTTACGTGTATTAATGAACTGCATCGATTAGCTGTAACACAAGAGCCTAATTTCGAAGGCATTAGGAAAACTAAATGGGCAATTATTCGTAACACCACACTTGAATTACGAAGTACTACCCTGCAGACATTTAGGCAGTGGCTACCGGATGATATCTGTACTGTAACTATGCACCCAATGATCCAGGCAGTTGTTAGCTATCCGCTACAAGACGGGACTAAGGTTGACGCATTATTTCTATTCCTAGCTCTTGATAGGCCAGATGATGTTAAAAAACTATTGTCATTAGAGATAACTGGCGCATTTATTAATGAGGCAAGGGAAATACCGTTTGAGGTAGTAAAGGCGGCTCGTGAGCGTATAGGTCGTTATCCTGCTCAAGTGGATGGATATACTGATCGACGCACTAATAGTTATCGAGCGCCACGCGATGAGAATGGAAATTACAAGCCCTGCACTCGAAAAGTATTACTAATGGATACTAACCCACCTGATGATGATCATTGGTGGTATCAGTTAGCAGAAGAGGGCTGTCTTAGAGATAATAAAAGCCCTCAAGCTAGAGCTGAGGTTGAGAGAATATTTGATTTCTTCCGTGGGCCAGCTCCACTAATTAAAGAGGGTGATAACTACAAGCCAAATCCTCTCGCCGAGAATATCAAATTCCTTCCTGGCGGCTATCAGTATTATTTAGATATGATTGCAGGTAACACTGAGGACCATATAAATGTAATGGTGCTTGGTAATTACGGAACGATCAGGACAGGCAGGCCAGTCTATCCACAATATAATGACCGTATTCACTGTGACCAAGAGGTTACTCAGATTATAGAAGACCTCCCTATCGCGCTAGGCTGGGACTTTGGTTTAACTCCTTCTGTAGTTATTGGCCAGTTAACTAACAATGGCCAGATGAGAATTCTTGCTGAGCTGGTTGCTAAATCCATGGGGGTGAGACAGTTTGCTCGAGATGTGGTTAAACCATTTCTTGATAGATATTTCGGCGGGCTAGAGATAGCGTTTAGTTATGGTGACCCTGCTGGCAACAACAGAGGTGAAGGTGAAGGTAAGACAGCTATCGGCATACTGAACGATAAATTTGTTAATAATGATGATGGCGATATTATACAGCCGTTAAATATGGGATTTTCTACTACGCCAGCCCCGACTAATGACCCTACTAAGCGTATTGATGCGGTTACCTCATTTCTAACCAAGATGACTGACGGCGAGCCAGGCATGCTTCTTTCTAAGAAGTGCTCGATATTAAGAAAGGGGTTTATAGGTGGTTATCAATATAAGCGTATTCAAGTAGCAGGAGAGTCGCGCTATCATGAAAAGCCAGATAAGAACCATTACTCCCACTGCTTTGTTGCTGGAACACTAGTATCAACAAATAGAGGCCAGCTTTCAATTGAGGATATTAGTGTTGGAGATATGGTTATTACTCCTTTTGGACTAAAGCCTGTCACAGCAACCATGAATAGGTATTCTAACGATTTATTTGAAGTCTATCTTAATAACGGTGAGGTTATCACATGCACCGGCGACCACCCTTTTTATACTGATCATGGCAAAGTAAGAGCTGATGCATTACAATATTCCGATGTATTGTATAGCACAGGAGATGCGCCAGAATGGGCAAAGATTCAATTCAAGAGTTTAACGGGGTTAAGTTTTATAAAAAAACTGAAGGGTACTATAAGGCGTGCTACAAAAAGTATGGCGATAGAACGATCTACATGCATAGATATGTGTGGGAATTCTATAACGGCGAAATACCTGACGGATACCATGTCCATCACATCGACGAAGACAAATCTAACAACCGGATTGAAAACCTTAAACTCATGGATGCTAGGCAACATCAGTCGCACCATTCCGTTCAATGGCATAAGCAAAACCATGAAAAATCCAAGATGCATATGGAGCGTATTCGGGAGAAAGCTAAAGCCTGGCATAGCACAGAAGAAGGCGTTAAGTTCCATAGAGAGCTTGGCCTTAAGTCATGGGCAAATGAAGTTAAGTCGATATTCAATTGCTCATGGTGCAAGAAAGATTACGAGTGCTATAGCAAGGCTAGAAAGAAAGGCTTCTGTTCTGCCTCATGTCAAGGAATGGCCAGAAAAGCTAGCGGAATCGATGATGTCTCTAGGAAATGCTGTATCTGCAATACTGAATTTAAAGCCAATAAATACAGCAAAAAGAAAACCTGCTCTAAGAGTTGTGCAAGTGAAGCCTGTAGTAGATCGAAAAAGCAAAAGAGTATACGACCTGACTGTTAAAGATGCTCACTGCTTCTACGCCAACGGCGTACTTGTATCTAATTGCCACGACGCCTTGCAGTATTTGGCAGTAGGCTTTGCAGGCGGTCACTCATTTGTTAATAAGGATGAGGAGGAATATGATGATTACTATCACTCAGCTAGAAAAGAGACTTGGTATTAAATATGGCTAAAATGTTAATTGAATTTGATAGTGATGATGATAAAGAGATAGATGAAGAGGGTATTGGCTTACTAGCTAATTTCTTTATTGCTGGCCCTAATAACGACACTCTAGTGCCTATGCATAATATTGCCGGTCTTCTTGATGATTCTATGCTGATGGAAATTGGACGCACTGTAGTAGAAGGCTACCAGAGTGATTTAGATAGCATGTGCGATTGGATTGATAGTGTTGATGCTGGTCGCGACCTGATAAAGCAAGAGCGCGAGTCTAAATCAGAGCCGTGGGATGGGGCTGCTAATTTCAAGAGCCCTATCATCATGAATGCATCGTTAAAGTTTTCTGATCGAGCATCTACTGAGTTATTGCGAAATAGAAATATTGCAAAGGTTAATACTCAGGGTGATGACCAGGACAAGACTAAGGCTGAGAGAGCTAGGCGTGTTGAGGACTTCCTTAACTATCAACTGAATGTTGAGATGGAGGAGTGGCGGTGCGAGCATGAGAAAATGCTTTATGATCTCCCGTACACCGGCACCGCTTTCAAGAAAACCTATTTTGATAGCCGCTTAGGTCGTAATGTCAGCGATCTAATTACTTATCCTAATTTTGCCGTTGATAATGATGCTCACTCAATAGACCGTCTTCGTAGATTTAGTGAGAAATTGCCAGAGTTTACTGGTAGCGAGATAGTAGAGCGTGTCCGTCAAGGGTTGTGGATTGATCCAGAACTAACGCCAGATGGTGAAGATGTTACATGCGACACATTTGAGTTTATAGAGCAGCAAGGTTTTTTTGATATTGATGAAGATGGATATGAAGAGCCATATACATTTGTTGTTCATGAGGCTACGTCAAGAGTAGTTAGGATTACACCTAGGTTTGAGGCTAGTGATGTATTAATCAAAGATGATAAGAATCGCAGGGCGACTACGCTTGATCAGTTAATTCAGCTTAATGATTTTGGTGATCGTGAAATTATTAGAATTAAGCCAACTAATAATATAACCAAATATGGATTTATTAGAGATCCACAAGGCGGATTTCTCGATGTTGGTTATTTTCACTTAATCGGCTCTATTAATGCCGGCGTTAACCTACTAACAAATGATCTGCTTAACTCAGGCACTCTTTCCAACCTTCAAGGCGGATTCACTGCTAAAGATTTCAGACGAAGAAATGGTCCTATTCAATTCAGGCCTGGTGAATACGTGCCAACCAACATGTCTCCAGAGGAATTACAAACAAGCATTAGAGACCACTCATTTAAAGAGCCGTCACCAACATTACTGCAAATGGTTCAATTAATGACAGCTAGTGCAAATGAATTAACAGCTAGTGCTGATCTAAAAGGAGCGCTGAGTGCTAATGCGCCAGCAACAACGACGCTTGCATTAGTTCAAGAGCAGCAGCAGTCAGCAGGGGCAATAATACTTAGAATTTACAGGTCTATGTCAAAGGAGTTTGGTAAGCTATACGAATTAAATAGCCAATTCTTAGATCCGCTTGAATATCAGATGTTCTTAGATAACCCTGCAGCTGACTTTGCTAAAGATTTCAATGTTCGAGACATGGACATAGTGCCGGTTGCTAACCCAGAAGTATCGAGCAAAATTCAGAGATTACAGCAGGCTCAGGTTGAGATTAGTCAGTTGCAGGCTGTTATGTTGGCCGGCGGTGATATTAAACCGATCATTCGCAATTTCTATGAAGCCATTGGCTCTGAGAATATTGACGAAATATTCCCAGAATTAACGCCTGACCAAAGATTGCAGCAGTTGTTAACTGAAAACCCTGATCTCATGTCAATGATTACAGAGGAGCAGGAGCGATTAGATTTAATAGCTGCTTCGCAAGCCGATGCTATAGAAAGAGAGCAATTAAGACAGGATATGGAACTTCAGAGCAAGATAGCTAAAGAGGAAAGCGAGACATTGAAGAATCAGTCTGCTACACTGCTTAACTTAGAAAAGGCTGAGACAGAGGATCTCAATAATGCCGTTTCTACCTACACCACAGCTGTTAATCTTGATCAGCAAGCGCAACAGCAAATCATACCGACTCAACAGACACAGTAGCTATAGAATTATGAAAAAGTATACGAATATATCACGTCAGCGCGTTCAAGATGAGTTACGTAAATTCATTGTTGACAATTATAGATTTAAAATAGATCGATCTAAAAATTTTAATCCTGCATTTGATATATATTCAAATAACTATAAAGTTAAACTTAATGATGATAAGTCGATAAGAGAATACACGACACATTTCACGCAATCAGAAGATGAATTAATTACCCATTTCAAGACTGAGCTTGAAATATTATTAGAACCATATAATGGTCACTTAATACTTATAGGGGAAATGCCTTGCGTGACAGAAGAGCACTTCGAGTTTTCAGATGATCCATATATGATAATGAGAACGGGAATCAACTCTATAGCGGGTTATGTATAGATATGAGCATCACGCAAGAAGATGTAAAAGATTGGAGTCATCATCCGGTAACTCAGCAAATTTTTAAAGAGATCAAAGCTATAGAGCAACGCATAATTGATCGTGAAAGAGTTTACAAATCTATTGATGAAACAGCTTTAAATGCAGCATATATCCAAGGGTTTCGCAAAGGCGTTAAATCTCTTGAGGATGCGTATTTTAATCTTAGTGAAGAGGGTTTTTAATGAGGTCAAGAAAAAGCATTCAGGATGCTATTACAAGACATGTAATTAAATCTGTTGAATGCGGTAGTTCTAATCATGACAAGAATGCGACTTATACAAAAGCTGTACATAGTCCGTGCTGGTCATGCTGTGTTAAGCCTGGCAATATTCCAGAGGGAACTCTTATAGACTCAGCCCTGAGCTTTTTTGATAAAGAAATATCAAAGCTAGAAGTTGATAGCAGTCACATGAAATTATCATCACTGCCATGCGTTCAGGTAATAGACTCTGAGTCGTATCTATCCGATGATAGTTTAATGATTATCATAGTTTGTTCATTTACCGTAGAGGTTTATTATAATGAGTAGTAGTCCAGTAAAGCCGCTTGGCCATCACGTATTAGTAGAAATTTTGCCAGTTCAGATTAAGTCGTCAGGTGGAATTATTTTAAACTCTGCTACAGAGCAAGAGCGCGAAAGAAAAGGTCGAGACATAGCAAGAATTATTGCTTTTGGTCCAACAGCCTACAAATTTATTTACACCAACACAGATTTTAATGGTCCAGAGGATTGGGGTGTTAAAGTTGGCGACATTATCGAATTAAAAACACGTTACGACGGCAAATTTACTCGTGCTTGTGAATACAGCAAAGAGTTTGAAAACTACCGCTATGTGCTTGATAGCGACATTATTGGCTTAGCTGATGGCGAGTTTAAAGCGATGCTGGAGGATCAATAATGAGCGAGGAAAAGTTAAAGGCTTTTTTTGATAATCAGTTGCAGCAAGAAGAAGTTGAGCAGCCGGAAGAAGAAAGCCAAGAGGTGGATCAGGTAGAAGAATATCAGCCTGAGCTAGAGCAGCAGGAACAATCAGAGCAGCCGCAATACAGCGCAATAGAGCAAGAAGCCATCGATATGGGTTGGAACCCTGACAAAGAGGGTTTTATAGAAAAAGGTGGAGACCCAGACCGCTATGTTTCTGCTCATGAGTATATTCGTTACGGCAAGTTGCAGAAATCGACGAATGATCGCATACAAAGCATGGAGCGAAAATTTAATGAGCAGCTAGAAAACTTAAATAAGTATCACAGCGCTCAGCTAGAACAAAAACTTCAAGATGCGATGGCAAGGCAGCGAACAGCTGTAGAAGAAGCTGATGTGGATGCTTATGACCAAGCTCAGAAAGAAATCAATGATATTTACCAAACTGCACAGCCTGTACAGCAACAACAGCAGCCAGAAAAAGATCCACTTATAGCTGACTGGGAGAGCGAAAACCCATGGGTCATGGATGCAACTAACCCTAAGACTGCTCATACTAACGTTATATATAGAGACTATCTAGCTAAAAACCCTTACGCAACTACCGAGCAAGTGCTTAATTATCTAGACTCTCAATTAAATAGGTTTTATCCGTCAGAAACAAACCCGAGACGTGAAGCACCTAGCAATTACTCTGAGAGAGGCAATAAAACCCCTAATAGAGCCGGGTCTAGGAAAAGTCGAGATTTAACTATGGCTGACCTAACACCCGCCGAGCAGAGAGAGTGGCAGCAATTTGGTAAAAGCATGTTTGGTAGCGAGAAAGATTTCTTAAAAGCGGTTCAGAATTCGAGGAAAAAATAATGTCTAGAGAAAGAAATACTAACGGTCGAGATTCGAAATCAAATAGCGCAAGGCCTGCACGTGTACCAATGCAGTCAGGTGGAAAATTAACAGTTCCTGAGGGCATTAAAGAGGAAGGTTATTTCTATTACTGGGCACTCGATAGAAATGGAATGATTGAAAGATTGCAGGCTGCTTACTATGAGCCGGTTCTCGACTCTCGCAATGAACAAATAACTGTAATGGCTGGCGGTGGCAGTAAGCATTATTTAATGCGATTACCGATGGAATATTACAATGAGGATATGGAAGCTCAGCAGTCCAAGATTGATGCCGCAATGAATAAAGATATCAAACTCAAAAAAGGAGAGTATTCTCCATTCAATAAAAGCAGTGCTGTAACCCGCGAACCGTTGCAAGTCTAAGTTTTTTTTGTTATAAGAAAGGAAATGTTATAAATATCCTGTCTTGTAGAAGCAAGGCAGGTGCAAAATTCAAACTAGCCAGCGCGCACTTTGATTTTGTTGTAACCGAATTTAAACTTAATGAGAGGTGATTAAAATGGCTGGTGGATTCCGCCCAATTAACTCAATTACCGGTGGTCGTTACACGGGTAAAGTTCAAACTTATGGTGTCGATGCAGGCCACGCTACGTTGTTAGCAGTTGGTGATTTAGTCGTTGAGACTGGTACATCTGACTCAGACGGGCTCGCTGAAGTTGATGCCGCCAGTGCTGGAAGCTTGATTACTGGCGTTATCGTTGCTATCGATCCCGATTTATCCAACTTAGAGCGCAAAGGCCTTCCTGCAAGCACTGCTGGAAAAGTCAAAGTAGCTGTTGGTCGTGAAATGTTGTTAGAGGCTGAAAGCTCAACGACTGTAGCGGCTGGTGATGTTGGTGGAAACGCTGATATCGTTGCTACTGCTGCAACTACTACTGGTAACCTAGTTAACTCTAATATGAAGGTGGATACTAGCTCGGTTGGTGCTGCCTCTGCTCAGATTAGAATTGTAGGTCGTAAAGATGGCGGCACCGCTGCTGACACCACACTAATTTGTCAGATTAACGAATCAACAGTTGACGGAACTACAGGGGTATAATTATGAGCGGTGTAATTACTACGGGTAATATATCCCGATTACTGCAAGAAGGCATTAAGAGCGTTTTCGGCCAGGCATATGACAAGCATGAAATGCAATGGAATATGATTTTTGACGAAGATAGCTCAATGAAGAAGTTCGAGTTAGACCAGCAGCTTGAAGGTTTTGGTCTTGCTTCTGTAAAGAATGAAGGCTCTGGAATTGCTTACGATAGTCAGCAAGAAGGTTTTGCGCCTAAGTATGATAACTTGACTTATGCGAAGGGCTTTATTGTAACTAAAGAAGCGTTAGAGGATGAGCTGTATAACATCTTTACCTCAAAAGCGCGCGCTCTAGCATTCTCTATGCAACAAACTAAAGAGAACGTAGGCGCTAACATTCTTAACCGTGGCTTTAACCCAGCTTTCACAATGCCAGGTGGTGACGGTGTAGAATTATTCTCTACTGCTCACGTTCGCGGACCAACTGATGGAAGCACTTATAGTAATGAGTTAGCTACTCCTGCTGCTTTGTCAGAAGCTGCCTTGGAGGACTTGCTTATCCAGATCAATGAGGCGACCGATGCTCGCGGTCTTCGTATCTCGATCAAAGGTCAGCGCTTGATTGTTCCGCCTAAGCTAGGCTTCGAGGCTGAGCGTATCATGAACTCCACATTACAGAACGATACTGCTAATAATGCTATTAACGCTATTCGCAGCATGGGTCTGTTACCTGGCGGGTTTATGGTTAATAACTACCTAACCTCAGATACAGCTTGGTTTATCAAGACTAATGCGCCTGATGGTTTAAAATATTTTACTCGTAAAGCAGTTGAGTTTGATCAGGATAACGAGTTTGACACTAAGAATATTCAGTTCTCGGCTGTTGAAAGGTACAGCTTTGGCTGGACGGACCCAAGGGGATGTTTTTCTTCTCAAGGCGTGTAGCGATCATCTGGACACCCAAAACATTATCATTTATAGTAAACCCTCTTATTTAGCGATTTGAGGGTTTTTTTATGAATGAGTGTTATGTTGATGGATGTACTAATAATGCAGATAGAGTATGGAGTGAGGATAGGTCTAAAAGGTTATGCGAAAAACATTTTAAGAGGTGGGAAAATACCGGAAAGTTTTCATTGAATAGAGATGAGTCATGGGGTATGGAGGTTAATAGAAAGTACAAAGAAAAAGAATGCGTTTATTGCAAGCAAACAAAAAAAATAGCTGCCAAAGGGTTGTGCAGGGCTTGCTATCAGCGCCAGCAAAAAACTGGAAGCCTTGAGTATAAGCGCAAAGGAAAGGTTAATTACTGCAAGGTGGAAGGTTGTGATAAAAAGATTATTAGCAACGGGCTTTGCGATCCTCACAGGAAAATGATGGCAAGAAGAAGTTCCACTGAGTCATCAAGGCCTAGTGACTGGGGTCTTCGTCAAAAACACCCTCTATACACATACTGGAATGACGTAAAAAGAAGATCGATACTAAATATTTCAAATGAGTGGAGTGATGATTTTTGGGACTTTGTTAATTGCGTAAAAGAAAGACCTAGCAAAAATCACTTTATAAGGGCTTTGGATGTAAATAAGCCGCTAGGAAAAAATAACTGGCAGTGGGTAGAGGGATTAACAGAATCAATGAGAAAGCAAATTAATAGCAAGAAAGGAAAAGAGTATAATAAAAAGAGGTTAAAGCTATCGATTGACGAACGAAAAGCCATATACGAAAAATATGGTAATTCATGCATGATATGTGGCAAAAATCAAAACAATAACGATTGTCCAGTAACGGGAGAAGTTAAGACAAGCTCGCTTTGTATTGATCACTGCCATAAAGCAGGTGAAGTTAGAGGATTGCTTTGTAGAGCTTGCAATAGCGGTCTTGGCCACTTCAAAGACAACCCTGATCTACTGGTAAATGCCATAAAATACCTAACCCCTTCTTAGGGGCTTATTCTATTTCCCACCTTCTCTCTAAAGCCGTTTTTTCATCGCATAAATACTTATCAAGCTCGCCTTTCGGCAATCCGCCGCCGAAATCATTAGCTAGTAATATATCAGTCAAGTCTTGAAAGTCGTTATGAACTATAAGTCCTTCTTCAGCGACTTTGCATAATGAGTAAATAATCTCCTGCATAGCTAGCATTAGAACGCTTTCATCGACCACATCTTCATTAAATATCACACTACAAAAATCTATAGCTTTTAGTTCTTTTCTGTCTGGAAACTTTATTACATTGCTCATATAAAATCCCTCTGTTTTCTATTCGAACAGGGTACATATTACCAATACGGTTAGTCAATTTACTAATATGCTTCATTTGTTATATACTGATAGCGTCCGAATGTCTCATTTTTGAGATGGTTTTTATTGAACTGTTTGGAGCAGAGTTATGACAACTAGATTTCCTAATGGCTTAACCACGGCCGCTAAATCGCAACCACTTGGTGAATTCATACTGCCAGATGTTACAAAAGCTCATGTCTATTTTGAGGACTTTGATACTTACACGGCTGCTGACTGGACTATTACTGATATTGGTGCTGCGACACAAGCGCTTACAGATGGTGATGGCGGTTTGCTTCTTATTACTAATGCTGCTGCTGATAATGACAGCTCATTTAGCCAGAAAGTTGGCGAATCTTTTCTAATGGAAGCAGGCAAGAAAGCCTGGTTCGAAGCTAAGTTTCAAGTAAGTGACGCCACGCAAAGTGATTTTGTAATGGGTTTGCAAATCACTGACACAGCCCCGCTTGATGTGACTGACGGCGTCTTTTTCATCAAAAATGATGGCGCTGCAACTGTTGACTTTGTTGTAGAAAAGGATAATACGGCTACTACTACCGCAGCCGTTGCTACTGTTGCCGATGCTACTGATATTCGCCTTGGCTTCTACTACGACGGCGTGGATCAGATCACCATCTTCGTTGACGGCGTAGCTGTTGGCTCATCTGTCACAACCAACTTGCCTGACGATGAAGCCCTAACTATTAGCTACGGCATTCAGAACGGCGAAGCAGCTGCTAAGTCAATGACAGTAGATTACTTACTGGCAGCTAAAGCACGCTAAGGAGCGTAGAATGAGACCTGTATCAGTAACTGTTAGTTCTCAATCAACGTCAGCTACCATTCCGGTAGACTGGCGTGAGAATGATTTTAAGGTCAGTATCGGGGTCGTCCTCTCTGGCGGCGCAACACTAACCTACTCTGTTCAACATACATTTGATGACATTCAGGATGCCAGTATTACACCGACATGGTTTGACAATGATACACTAACATCTGAAACCGCTACTAATGACGGAAATCTAAGCTTTCCAGTAAGGGCAGTGCGCTTAAATGTAACATCGTACACTTCTGGCGATGCAACTATGGCTATCCTGCAGGCTGGCGGGAGGTCGTAACGATGTCTGTTAGTATTACTAAATCGTTTGGAGACTATTACATTGAGGTCGGAAGGGGAAATGTTCCTGGAGCTAGGGAGATACTAGTTACAGGATATAACCCTGATCTAGACACAGCGGATGGCTCGAGACTTATTTGGCGGCCCAAAAGTGATTACAACTTTCTAACATCGGCGCAAACGCTTTATATAGTGTCAAGCAGTGCTTCAGATACCGGCATTACTATATCTGTCAGTTATCTTGATGGGTCATGGGATGCTCAGTCAACAACCGGTGTACTAAATGGGCAAACCCCTGTATCGCTTGGTGTTTCAGGGCTAAGAGTTAATGACTGTATCGTAGTGGGTACAACTAGCGTTATTGGTGACGTATATGTTTTATCAACTAATGATGTAACTGCTGGAGTGCCAAATAATTCAGACGACATTGTATCGTTTATAGGAGCTGGCGTTAATCGTTGCAATCAGGCGCTTTATTCAGTCGCTGCAGGAAGGACGGCGCATTACCTAGGTGGAATTGGAGACGTAGGAAGAAAAAATGACGCAGAGATATGTCTATGCTTTCAGAACCTTGCTTTATTGAATGGGTTTCCAGGAATACCAAGATTAACAGCATCAAGGCTAGGTGTTTATCAGAGCTGGGTGCCTCTTGATAGCGTAAAGACGGAAATTAGAGAGGGTTCTGATTTTTTCTTAGAGGCATCAACATTGAATAACAATTCAGTGGTGTCAGGAAGGTTTAGGCTTCTTGAATTTGGTAATTAGTATGGCTAAAAACAGAGCAATTTTAGGTCAGCATAACGTAATTGATGATATCACCGGGCTAAAGCGAAAGTCTGGCGATATGCGCATGCTGGACGGAGAGCAGAAGAGTCTAATTACCCATTTTAGAGACTGGGAGCCGCCTCAGCCTCAGCTGGACATAAAAGGGCGAGAGGATAAGCAGCAGGTAAAGCATGCCAGGGTTAGACCTGAGCCGACTTTCGTTACAAACACGACACAGGATGATTTATAGATGGCTTTATCAGGCTCGGTAGATTTCACGTTAACAGCTAACGGAATTATTAACGCCGCATTTAGTAAGATCGGCGAAAAGATATTAGAGCAGCCCTTGCAGTCTGCAGAGCTGCAGGATGGGCTTGTAGCTCTAAACATGATGCTTAAGTCCTGGAATGCTCAAGGTATTCATTTATGGACTAAAGAAGAAGGTGTTGTGTTTTTAGATAAAGGCAAAACTGATTATCTACTAGGTCCTGGCGGAGATGAGGCTACGACACTAGATGACTTTGTTGGCACTACTACTACAGCAGCAAAAATTGCCACTGATACAATATTTGCTGTTACGTCAACTGCAGGAATGACAGCTGGCGACAGGGTTGGTATTGAGCTTGATGATGGAGCCAGGTTTTGGACAACAATAGTTACAGTTGATAGCGCTGTTCAGATAACTATTACCACCGGCATTCCCTCGGCGTCAAAATCGGGCAGCACTGTATTTACATTTACCAATTTAATAGAGCGGCCTTCGCGCATTCTCAGCTACAGAAGAAAGACTTTTAACCAAGACAATGAAATACAGGTAATGAGCTGGTCGAGGCAGGAATATTTCAACCAGGTCAATAAATCATCCCAAGGGACTGTTGTAAACGCCTACTATTCACCACAACTAACCAATGGCCGAATGTATGTATGGCAAACCGCTAGTAGTGTTAATGATTTTGTCAGAATTACATTCGAAAGATCTATTCAGGATATAGACCTAAGTACTAATAATGTTGATTTCCCAGCTGAGTGGCTGGAGGCGATTGTTTATAACCTAGCCATGAGGCTAGCTGATGATTACGACACACCTCTAGTAAAGGTCCAGTCAATAACAGCTAAAGCAGTTGAGTTCCTTGACAACTTGCTTGGATTTGATATTGAAACAGAGAATATAGCTATCCAGCCGTCAAGAGGATTGTGATATGTCATTTACAGAGATACCAATCCCATTAGGTTTTTATCAAAGTGAATCAATTCCATTAGCTGGGCAAGAATGCGTAAATTTCATACCGGTAATACCTCAAGCAGAGGCGTTAAGTCAGCGGGCGTTAATTGGTGCGCCAGGCATAAGAGAAATAACAATAACAGGCACTCCCATTACAGGGGTGAACAGGGGGTCGATAAATGTTAATGGAGTTTACTATACAGTTAATGGTGGCGCATTATATAGGATAAATAGCAACTTTGTTTCATCAAAAATAGGTGATGTAGATGGTACTGGCCGCATTTCAATGGCTAAGAGCACTGAGTATTTAGTAATAGTAGTTCCTGGGATAAAGGCCTATACATTTAATATAAGCTCTAGCGCTTTTGCTGAAATAACCGACCTGGATTTTAAAACAGCCGATACTGTAGTTTTTATTGATGGATACTTTGTATTTAATTCATCTGACGGAAAAACTATATTTCATTCTCTTCTTAATGATCCTACATCTTATGATGCCTTAGACTTTGGTTCGTCAGAAGTCAGTCCTGACAAAATTATATCTGTAAATGCAGATCATAACGAGCTGTTCGTCATGAATGAGGAGACCACTGAAATATTTGATAATGTTGGCGGTGCTGGCTTTGTATTTCAGAGAATCGATGGTGCATTTATACAAAAAGGGTCTCATGCAAGGTTTGGCACGGTTAACTTTGACAATACGCTAGTATTTCTTGGTGGCGGAATAGGTGAGAAGACATCAGTATGGAAAGTAACAGGGACCAGTTCTGTGTCAAAAATAAGCACATCTGCAATAGATAATGCGATACAGGAGTTCACCAGGGAAGAAATAGCCAACGCTTTTGCCATGACCTATGCAGAAGATGGAAACTTTTTTGTTATATTCACATTCGAATCAGACAGAATCCCGTCTAGAACATTTGTTTTTGATGCAACAACATCGGCTCTAAGCGGTGTACAGGTCTGGCATGAAAGACAGACAGGAGTAGAGCGCGATAGATGGAGAGTTAACTCTATAACACAGGCCTATGGTGAACTAATCGTTGCTGATAGCCAGGGTCCTAAGTTCGGCATTTTAGAAAAGAAAACTTACACCGAATATGGTAATGTGTTATTTAGAAGAGCTGCTTTTGCTCCATTCAGTACTAAGGGGTTGCCATTGTTCTGGGGAACTATCAAGCTAACAATGGAATCAGGCGCAGGATTAACTACCGGCCAGGGTTCAGACCCTCAAATCAGGTACGACTTTTCTGATGATGGAGGCAGAACATTTTCTTCTGAGTTTTTCAGGAGTTACGGAAAGATAGGTGAATACTCTACAGTTCCGACATGGAGAAAGCAGGGCAGGATACAAAAATACAGAACACTTAGGTTTACTACTAGTGAGCCTGTAGTTTCAAATATATTAAAGCTTGAAGCCCGAATTCAAGAAGGTACGCAATAATGACTCTCAGCATGCAAAGAGCGGATTTACCGATAGTAGACCCTAAGAGCGGTATACCTACCAAAACCTTTTTTAAGTTTATAAATGGAACACAGGTAACTGTAAACAACACTACAAATGTTACAGATGAGCAGATAAGTGGATCAGAGGCAAGTTTTCAAAAAAGCGAAGCAAGAAGTAGCGAAATAGACGCTAGATTAATAGATTTAGAGCAGTGTTGCGAGACAGTTAAATCGTCCACTCTATCAAAGATTGAAGAATCAGATAATAGGATCTCTGATCTAGAGAATATGGCGACTTTATTAAATATAGCTATCAGCAGGATAGCCGAACTTGAATTAAGAGTATTAGATTTGGAGCAGGGCTAATGGCAGTAAAAAATGATGTAAAAGTTGTAGACGGAACAAACATACCATCCACGCTGGGCGTTATATACACAGCTACAGCGCTTAGAGAATCCATCAATGTGATTAGGTTTTTTAATCATAATGCTGCATCTCAAACACTAAACATATCGATAGTTGAATCTGGCGGCTCTGCTGGATTTAACAAGAAAGTATTTACTAAAGTTTTAGCGCCTGGAGAGTCAATAGTTCCATCAACTCTTGTGGGAGAAGGTTTAAATGTCGGTGATGAGATCCAGGCAGACAGCAACGGCGTAGCAGATGTAATAAACGTATTCCTTACAGTCAAGCAGTATACATCATAGGTGATTTATGGCTGAAGCGATTGGAGCAGAAGGCACTGGTGAAAGATCCACGAGCGGCGAAAGAGCTGTCGGGGGCGGAATAGGCTCAAGAGAAACAAGAGGTGGGCCTCAGGCTGAAGGCGAGCAAGAGGAATCATCAGCATTCGGCCGGTTTTTAGATAAAATCACGGAAAAAGTAACGGCTCCAGGGGTGCAAGAAAAGGCTGTCGGGGCTGGAATAGGTGCTCTAGCTGGATCATTGCTTGGGGTTGGGCCAGTGCTCGGCGCTAGAATAGGCGCTGGCGTATCTGGACTGTTTGGCGGGACTGGATCAATTAGCGCATCAGAGGCAATCGGCGGCGGACTTGGTGCGTTAGCTGGAAGAGCAACCGGCATAGGCGCTGGAACAGGCGCATCAATAGGTAAGCAGCTAGGCAGCTTCTTTGATGACAGAGAGAAGGGTTCAACTGAGCCTGGCTCAGCATTAGGCGGTTCTGATATTGCAGGCGTTGATCTTGGCGAAAGAGATAGAGCGGGGCTTGATGCTATTGGCGGTGGAGCTGAGGCAATAGCTCCAAGAGCGTCAGGGTTAGCAGCGCCTCAAATGCAGCAGCAAATAGCACAGAGAACCCCTACTCAGCAGCCGCAATTTGGCGGACTGAATACGCAAGGTCCATTACCACTAGTAAATATTGGCCAGATTCCTTTTGGTCAGCAGCAGCAGTTTAGAGGTTTAGCATAATGGTTGATTTCAGTTTTGGAGGTGCAGCAGCAGCGGAAGAAGCCGCAAGATTGCAGGCTCAAGCAGCGCAAGCAGGCGCAACAACTCAGCAGCAAGCACTATCTCAGGCAACCAGGCAATTACAGCCATTTATCGGCGTAGGCCAGGCAGCGCTAGCAGGCCAGGCGGCATTATCAGGAATTGGCGGAAGAGAAGCCCAGCAAGCCGCAATTGGCCAAATGATGGAATCGCCAGGACAGCAATTTTTAAGGCAGCGACAAGAGAGGGGTTTACTAAGAAATGCAGCAGCTTTAGGAGGTCTTGGCGGCGGAAATGTAAGAACAGCTCTTCAGCAGCAAGCAGCAGGCTTTGCTCTTCAGGACTTAGAAAATCAGCGCAATCAGTTAGCATTACTGTCAGGCCGAGGTCAGCAAGCGGCCACAGGTCTAGGAACGTTAGGCACTGGAGTGGCTGGAAATATAGCAGCGGCTCAGCAGCAGCAGGCGGCAGCTCAGGCTAGTGGCGTACTAGGTGCTCAGCAAGCGAGGGCTAGCGGGTTGAGTGATTTGGCGGGCGTTGTCGGCGCAATATTCGGATAAGGAGTTAGAAATGGTAGCTTTAGTTACTCCAGGAATGATTGGCGGCGCAACACTAGCCCCAAATATAACAGGCGGATTGCAGCAAGGGCAGCAATTAGCGGCTAATCAATTACAGCTAGATCAAGCCAGGCAGCAAGCGGCAGCTCAACAGCAACAAGCAGCAATGCAAGCTAAGCAGCAAGCTCAAGCGCAAGACCTGATTCGTAGGCAGCAAGGCGGCGAGCAAATCCAGACCGGCGCTGAATTGGCTCAGTTAATGGTAGACAATCCCGATTTGGCAAATAGAGTTCTAAAAGGAGCTGGAATTAGTAGTGAATTTCAAAAAAATGACGCTGCTGAATTCGGTTTCCTGCTTGAAAACACGCCAGTTGAGCAAAGGCAGCAGTTAATAGAAGAAAGAATTCAAAGAGTTCAAGCTAGGGGTGGAGATGCTAGAGACTCAATAGCATTACTTCAAGCCTCACCTGATCGTCAAAATCAGACAGCTAGATTGCTTCAATTGGCTGCATTAACACCTGCTGAGCGTAGAAAAGTAGCAGACCAGGCTAAGAAATTTGAGTTGCAAGAACAGGAGTTAGCCTTAAGAGGTGAGCTTGGTCGGGGGCAGTTAGGTCTTCAGCGCGAACAATTCGAGTTTAAGAAGCAGCAAGTGGCTAATGATTTAGCTAGAAGACAGCAACAAGACCCAGCAATAAAAGCATCTAAGTTTATACCTGGTCAAGGCTTCGCAGTATTAAACGAAGCTGGCGAGGTCACACTTAAGCGACTCCCAGAAGGTGTTAACCCTGGTGACGAGCCACCACCTAAACTGTCAGCCGCGCTAGAGAAAAAATTGATAGCTACCGGAGATGAAGCGCAAAGAGCTAGTACCGAGGCTGCTAGCTTGCAATCTCTTGCTCAAAGGTTTGAGGACGAACAGCCTAAAGGGGGTTTCTTTGGCGGAACAGTAGCGGAGAAATTCAAAGAATTAACAGGCTCTGAGGATGAGATAACGCTTATCAGGAAAAGATTTAATGACATTAGAGTATCTCAGGCAATACAAAACCTACCAGTGGGGCCAGCCTCTGACACTGATGTTGCATTAGTTTTAAGTGGATTCTTGCCTTCTACCGCAGACAGCAAAACCATCTCAAAATGGCTAAGAGGATTAGCCAAACTTGAGCAAGAAAACGCCAGGTTTAATGACTTTAAGAGTGCTTTCATATCTGGCGGTGGAAGTCCTGACAGGTCGAAAAGGAATTTTACTATAGACGGCGTACAGATTAATAAAGGAAGTCGTATCAAAGACGTCTACAAAACTTTCAGAAATGCTCAGCCAATATTAAGGTCTAGCATATTAAATAGGTCGATATCTGAAAACGATATACAAAAAGAAATGGATGAGTCAGGATTAAGCCGAGAGCAAGTTCTTGAAGAATTGGGGATTAATTAATGGCTAGTTTATTAGAAGAGGCGCGAGCAATAAAAGCAGGGCAGCAGCAGCCTTCACCAACGCAACAGCCTGGCAGTGGAAGCTTGATTGCAGAGGCTAGAGCTATTAGGCAGCAGCAATCCCAGCAACAGCCTCAGCAAGTTCAACAGCAGCCGCAAGAAGAATCAGGCTTTATACAGCAAGCAGGTCAAGCTATTCTTGGCGCTGGGCAGGCTATCAGGGAGTTTGTAACTGGTGAAGATAGAGAGACAAGAGCGACTAGAGAGCTTCCAGAGCTTGGTCAAGGCGGTTTACTCGCTGGAGAAGATCAGACAAAAGGTGCAGCCATAACTCCTGCACTATTAACTGCAACCAATCCAAGCGAAGTGGCTGATATTCTTAAGTCTAATTTCCCTAATATTGGGATATCCCAAGACGAGAAAGGTAATTTAATAGCAGCTAACAATCGTACCGGCACCCAGGTAGTTATTAACAAGCCAGGCTTTAGCAAAATGGATTTAATGCAGGGCTTAGGATTAGCAGCAGCTTTTACACCAGCGGCAAGAGCGACAAGTGCGCTTACAACTCCAGCGGCCAGAGTAGCTGGTGGAGCGCTTACTTCAGGGGCTACTCAGGCAGGCATAGAAGCCGCTCAACAGATTGCTGGGTCAAAGCAAGAGCTAGGTGGCCAAATTGGAGATATAGCTCTCTCAGCGGCTTTGGGCGGTGCTGCCGAGTTACCAGCAGCAGTAAGGGCTTCCAGGCAGGCAGGAATTCCTCAGGCCGCACCTGTGGAGCAAGTAGCTAAAACAGAGGCTCAAGAAATTGTTGAGGCAGGCAGAGAAACAGATATCCCAGTATTAACGACTGATATAGCACCCCCAAAAGGTATTGTTGGAGGACTGGCTAGGCAGCTAGGTGAGCGTATTCCTGTGTTAGGCACTGGCGGATTGAGAGCATCTCAGTCATCAGCTAGGGAGAAAGCAGTTATCGATTTAGCTAATTCATTACCTGCTGTTAGTGATGATCAGATTGTTAAAAGCCTTGCAGCTAAAGCTGACAGAGTTAAAAAGGCGGCCGGTTCTAGAATAGAAAGTACAATAAATAAGATGGATGATCTTGGTGAGGTTGATACAAGCAATACTTTGAAAGCAATAGACGATTCTTTAGCTAAATTAAAACAGCCTGGAAAAATTACTGATGACGCGACTATTGGCGAATTAGAAAACATAAAGCAGATTATTACTGAAAACCCTCAATCATTTAGATTGCTTCGATCCAATCGAACTTCGGTAAGAGAGTTAGCAGAGTCGGCGGACCCATTAGTTAGATCGCAGCTTCCAAGCTTTAGCAAAAGCCAGCTAAATAAAGTAAGACAGGCAATGTCGAAAGACCTAGATAAGTTTGTAAGGCAAAATGAAGGCAAGAAGGGGCTGGCCAGATATAAAGAAGATGATTTAATTTATTCTCAAGAAGCAAGAAAATTAACCAAATCTAGACTCAAAAACGTGCTTGATAGAGGAGAGATTACGCCAGAAGCCGCAGAAACAATGCTATTCAGCAGAAAACCGTCAGAGGTAAAATTACTACATAGTAAACTTACTAAAGAGGGTAAGACTGCGGCAAGATCAGCTCTAATAATGCGATCAATTGAAAAAGCTGGAGGAGTCGAGAATATCAACCCTACTCGATTTGCTAATGAGTTGACTAGGCTTAAAAAGCAGACAGATATATTTTTCAAAGGAGCGGAAGGTGAAAGGCTTGAAGGGCTGAGAAAGGTTTTAATGGCAACTAAGCGTGCTCAGGAGGCCGGCGTCGTAACTCCTACAGGCCAATCAATAGCAGCAATAGCTGCAGGTGCTGGAGCTGGAGTAGCTCCTTTAGCTTCATTAATCACGGCAACTACTGTTGGGGGATTTTCCAGAGCTTACGAATCCGCCGTCGTTCGTAATCTGCTAGCCAGGCTAGGACGTGTCCGGCAAGGAAGCAGGCAAGAAAAAAGCATATTAAATAAGCTGGTTCCAGTGATTTTAGCTGCTCAAAATGGCGATTCGCAAACACCATAATAGCGATATATATGGCGGCAGTGATTATGTTAGTCATTGCTGTCAATCCTTCCGTGGTTCTCGTGATATCCGTATTTTGCTTCAGCCTCCCTTCTAACTCTACATGCTTCTTCAAAATCTTTAAAGCATCCTAAGTATTTTCTACTTTTTCCGACTCCAATTCTTGCAACCCAAAGTTTATCTTTTTCCATATAATTAACACCAGCTACGCCGCTTGTATTACTCTTATATAGATTATTGCCTCTAAAGCCTGCATTAGAATGCCCGCTTTTTAGGTTTTCCCATCGGTTATTCAAGCCATTTCCATCAATATGATAAACTTGAGTAGGTAGCTCGCCGGTCATATAGAACCAAATAACCCGATGAACGTATGTAAATACGCCATTTATTCTAATCTGCAAGTAAGATGATTTTCTATTCTTTGTTCTTTTTACATATCCGGCAACAGAGCCAATTTTTGTTATGCTTCTTGAAGCCGGCCTCTTTATCCAAGTTAGATCACCTGTTATAGGGTCATAATGAACATGCTCTCTAAGATTCTCATAGGTAATCATTGGTAATTCTTTTCTTTGGTTATGATATCTAGCCTCAGCAGACTTCCTGGCACAACAAGCCTCAAAGAAATCCTTGTAAATACCAAGGTATATTGCCTTCTTGCCAACCGAAATAGAAGCCCTCCATGCCTTTCCTTTTTTATTAAAGCTTACTCCGGCAATTTCTGTTTTGTTATTTTTTGGAATGACCGACTTTGAGCATCTTTTTGACATACTAGTAAGCCTCAGGTTGCACCATTTATTATTTAAGGTGTCTTTATCTACATGCTCAACTAGCATCTCGGGGTATTCCCCTGTCATATACAGCCAAATAACTCTATGCGCTGCAACCATTCTTCCTTCGAATTTCATTCTTCTGTAATAGTAGCCATTATCGCCACAAGTTATAGAGCCAACTTCTTTTCCTAAAGTTAAGCCGCGACCTTTTTTTATCCAAACCATCTTTCCCGTGCCAGGATCGTAATTTATATATTCTTTCAGGTTTTCTCTAGTTAGCATTCTTAGCCGCCTTTCTTTGTTTTGCGTCATGATATAACTGCGATAAGGATTAATCAAATCATTTCTCATTGCATTCATGTTTTAAATTTACGCTCCTTATCGATAAAATGTATAATCAAGTTAACTATTAATAACTAACAGAGGGCTTGAAATGGCTTCTAGATTTGTACCACCATTCGCGGATGTAGGGCCAGGCATTAGCCCGTTTGACGGAGCTAAACTATTCTTTTTTGAGTCTGGCACTAGCACGCCAAAAGATACATTCACAAACGAGGCGTTGACTATTGCTAACTCCAACCCTGTTATAGCCGATGCTAATGGCCTATTTCCTGATATATGGATACCCGATACAGATAGATACAAAGTTCAGCTAAAAGACAAAAATGACGTCCAGATCTGGGAAGCCGACCCCGTTGCGGCATTCACTTCAGCATTTTCTGTTTCATACGGCACGGTAGCATTAATGACTGCTGACACTGGCGCTAGACTAGGAAATACAGCCATAGTCCTTGATTACGCAACAGATCATAACTCGGGCGTTCTCTATTTTGAATGGGTGGCCTCTGGTACAGGAGCAGATGATGGCGGGTCATTTATTGATCACGATACTTTGCCTCTGCAAGCGAAGCAGCTATTCCCTAGTGAAGTATCATTTGAGATGTTTGGCGCTAAGGGTGATTTTATAGCCAATGACGCTACAGCTATAAATAATTGCATTGCTTTTTCAAGAATGTGCAAAGGATCGAAGGGTAAGACCTACAAGATTAATGCAAAAATAGACATCCCAGCTAACACAAGGGTTGATCTTAATGGCTCCACTATCAAGGCTGACCCAGACTTCCCTACTACAGAAAGTTTAGTAGAAATTGGCGCGGCAAATGTTCATTTCTATAACGGAACGGTTGACTCTAATAGCAGCAACTTAAATGGCTCGTTTGGTGCCGGCAATACCGGATGCCCGGTGCTAATAAAAGAGGGTGCTAGTAAATGTAGTGTATACAACATAAATGCGAACAACTCGCCAACTAACGGTATTTTAGTATTTGGTAATACCATAGCTGATATCACAATCATGGATTGCGATGTAGTTACTTCCGCATTTGTCAACTTTGGCGTAGAAATACAAAACGTTGGAACAAATCCTACAAATATAAAATTTCTAAATATAAACGCTGACGGCGGAACTTTGGGCGGTTTTGCTGCTGCGGGTTGCGATGACCTATTCATGGACAATATCCGTGTAAAAAACTCTAATGCTGCTGCTGGGTTCTTCTATATCGGTGACGCCAAGGGCGGCCTAAGAAGAGCAAAAGTAACTAACTCATTTTTCAGCGTTAGTAACAACTCTGTTGACACAGTGGTAGTGGATGGTGAGGTTAGAGACGGTGCCCTACTTGGTCAGCGCGAGGTATGTGAGGTTGAATTTGTCAATGTTACAGCAGCAGGTGCTGGAGGCGGCACCAGCTTAAGAATTAAGGCGGATGCTAGGGTTACTGGATCTAATTTCACGGGTAGCTCAGCCGCGCTTGGCTTGTATCCAGATACAGGCTCCAAGGTGGATATGAGTCGGCTAAGATTTTCGAGCATAACGGACAGGCCTTACCTGCTTGATGCTAGATGTAACCTTGATGGGGTGATAGCTGAATTTTGGGGAGCAGCAAACGCCGCAATAGATTTAACAGCAAATGCGACAGGCAGCATTCTTAGAAAGCTTGACCTAGGCGCTATTAGCGGCGAAACAGGTCAGAGCGGATTTACGGCAACAGGCACTCCAACAAACCTACTAGTTGAGGTTAGGTCTTTCACTGGAACAGGTACACTTTACAATATTTCAAACGCCGTTAAGAGTGAGTGGAGTATATACGATATAAACAAAAACTTAACTCTTAGGATAGAGGACAGCACCGCAACTGGAGCGCCTGACACAGTGGCCGGAGTTGCTCACCTGTATATAGATACAGACGGTGATTTCAAGATAAAATTTGGTGACGGAACAGTTAAAACCATAGCAACGGATACGTAATTATGTCTATATTATCAATACTAAGCGGCTTATTTTCATCAAGCAAGGTAACCGATACAGCCATTGATGTAGTGAGAAAAATAACGAATGTAGATGAGATGAGCGACAAGGAAAAAGCCCAATTCGTTCTAGATTATATGAGTGCCACAAAGCATCAATCACCAATGAGGCGTTTAATTGCAGCTGTGACAGTGTTTGGGTGGGCCCTACTTATACTATCCTGGTTAGTATTTAGCGGCATAGGATGGATGATGGATATAGATGGGGCTGTTAACTTTGCAGGCTCTATCTATTCATTTTTCAAAGACGTGATAGCGATGCCCTATTCATTAATACTTAGTTTCTACTTTGCCAATGGAATGATTAACTCGCTTAAGAAATAGGCCCTTGAAGGGCCTTCTACTAGCTTGCCTTCTTGAGATCCTCTTCTTTTATCGACTTCCTGTCGTATGACATTACAGCGAATTCTCCAAACTCATGCCTTCCTATAATCATGCCGCCATTGTCAGTTTTGCAAGATTTAATGCTTATTAGCTTTAAACCGTTAATCGCTCTATCTATAAAATAACTACAATAGTAATTATCTTTTATATTGTACAAGCTGATATGTTTATACACATACGGATCATTCTCGTAATCAAACTCATCCCCCTGCTTATATAACAGCTTATTAATATCTGATAGCGGGTATTTTCCTTTTATAACTCCAGTGACTGGCTCAAGACAATACGGATCATGAAGCCCGTCCTTTAGTGACGTATCACACTTATGAATTGTAAATCTATCGCAAGCATATGCGCGACCATCCTTTACAAATATATCAGATAAAAGAAAATCGTTTACTGAGCATGCTCTAGCCGCCCAGCGCAATGGGCTTTCAGCTGCTTTAAATTCTTCCATTTCTAGCTTCCTCTCTAGCTTCTTCTGTTCTAGCGATTTCTTCGCACCAATCGTTGTAAGATTTTTCAATACTCTCCTGCCAGGAAAAAAAGCTTTCTAATGCTGAAAATGAAGTGGAGCTAAGACAGTTAGAGCAGGTTGTTATTATGTTTATCTCTTCATCTCTATACTTAAATACAGGTACCAGACTTTTTTTACCGCAACACGGACAGGATTTTTGATTTATTTTCATATTCACCGTTCTCCATATTTAAGATTAGAGTTCTTAGCTCTGTAGCCTGCTCTGTATCATCATCAACGATCATTGAGTAAGAATCAAATATGTCTTCATTACCATCAACGTAATAAATCTCGCTAACTCCAACCCTGTACATCACCTCATAACTGTTATAAGCGTCCTCCCAGTTAGTCCTGTCTCTTATATACTCTATATTCTTTGAAAGCATGACTTCGATCATTTTACAAATCCTTTTAGATTAGGCTTTTTGTAATTGATACTTTTTAACCCCTTGCCTTTGAAATAATGCTTTCCATCCAGACCAACAACGCTTTCCGAGCAGATTGGCATAAATAGATCGTCAAGCTCGTTAAAGTGTATCTTTACGCCTATATTCTTATACTTCTCAATTGTTTGCTTAACTTCTTCAGAATTAATGCAAGCCTTAGAGTCGTTCGAGTCGCAAACTTCAACTAAGGCATCAGCAAAATAATATTCTCTGAAATTGTTTTCCTTCATAAAATCAATATAAGAAACGCACGCCTTATAGATTCCTTCATAGCTTAACTTTTTTAGCTGCACGGAAAGATATGAGCACACATCCATAACGTTTACAAAGCAGTTGAATGAATCGTAGCTTCTCACTTCATCATAAATATGCACATATCCAGCACAGGTTACGAATATATCACATAATGCATCTAGTTCTAGCTCATGCCATGATTCGGCTAGGTAAAATTCTGATAACTCTTCCTTTATTGCGCTAATCTGAGATTCAATGAATTCGGGATTACTATTAGCAGAGCCAGATGTTTTTCCAATCAAATCATTATATCTGCCAATTCTCTCAATGCATTTATCAATCATTTTTGACATTACATTCTCCTAAATATTTTTTTATAAACTCTAATGCTTTTCGTTCTGAAATTATCTTTGATTCACATCTGTACACAGTCCATCCAAGCATCATTGCTGAGTGGTATTTAAGTATGTCCTCCTGAAAACCCTTACCTCGAGTATGTCGCCCGCCAGTCCATGCACCCCCTTCCACCTCTACAGCTAACATTTCGCCAGGCCAAGCAAAATCAAACCTCCAGTCCTTTAGTCCAGCATCCTTAAGCCTATCTCTTACTCCTTTGCCCATGCCGACATGCTCAGCAGCAAACCTGTATTCCTGTATAGGCGTCTCTATGCCGCAAGACGCTATTTGGTTTAGTAGCTGGATTTCTAATTTACTAGCCATACTTCTAATTCAAACTAAGTAGTTCTACATTCTTATAATCTTTCCTTCCTTCTAGTCTGTATTGAATAGACAATATTGTTTTTTCGCCCCGATCATCTCCAAGCGAATCACCAATCTTAAGGTCTCCGTCAATTCCGTCAACAACCAAAAATAGGTGTTTTTCAGTAAACATTATCACGCTAGGATTTGTGTAAATTTGCTCAAGCTCTGTATTGTCTTCAAATTTTATTATTATCTCTACTTGCATTTTTCTGATTCCTTATTAATTAGCTCTTTAATAACTTCTGATTTGTTCAGTTTAGGATACTTCTTCAGTACTGATTCCAGCTTCTGATACTCGGCTTTATTGAACCATATTTGAACCGGCGTTTTATCCTTTCTGTGAAAATTACTATCTTTTTTTGTCAAACTTAAACCTCCATTCCGTTTAATTTCAAATGCATTTTTATCAGCTCCTTGTAGTCATTCCACCATTTTAATGCACCCAAATCCATTTCTGATATTTCAGAATCACTAAATTCAAGCCAATCTTTAATTGAGTGCCTTGCGCATCCTATCTGAATTTCTTTTTCAGGCTTACATATATTGATTGTATATTTTTCTGCCTGCACTGTAATTATTTCAATACTATTTCCAATACAACCCCACAAGTTAGCACCCCGCAAGTTAGCACCCCACAAGTCAGCACCCCGCAAGTCAGCATTCCGCAAGTCAGCACCATACAAGTCAGCACCCCACAAGTTAGCACCCCGCAAGTCAGCATTCCGCAAGTCAGCATTCCGCAAGTTAGCACCCTGCAAGTTAGCACCCCACAAGTTAGCACCCCACAAGTTAGCACCCCACAAGTCAGCACCCCGCAAGTCAGCATTCCGCAAGTCAGCATTCCGCAAGTTAGCACCCTGCAAGTTAGCACCCCACAAGTTAGCACCCCCCGATCGTGACTGGGAAAC